CTTGTCAAGGATTCAAAATTCTACGAGGAAAATGATACTTGCCCCACATGTTCCCAAGATATTGGTGAGGACTTACGATCTGAGAAGCTCGCCTCCGCCAAAACTAAAGCCTCGGAATTACAAGAAGCATTGGACAATGTCGCTGAGCAATCAGCTCTTGTGGAATCAACTCTTGAACGGCTCAATGATGCCTCAAGTCAAGTCAGAGATAAAACCGCAGCTATATCTTCTAACAGTAGAGAAATCGTACGGCTGCAAGGACAGATACAAAATCTCTCCGATGCCATCGACAAGATCAGCGGGAATGATGGTGATGTAGCTAAGTCTAAAGAAGATTTGTTAGTACTTAATGACCAAAAAAATAACTTGTTCGAAAAAAGGTTGTACATTAACGAGTCTTTGAATTATAATATTGTTATATTGGAAATGCTAAAAGATACTGGCATTAAAACAAAAATTATAAAACAGTATTTACCAGTTATAAATAAACTCGTTAACCAGTACTTACAAGTACTAGACTTCTTCGTTTCTTTCTATTTAGACGAAGCATTTTCCGAAACAATTCGTTCACGTCATAGAGATAACTTCTCTTATGATTCGTTTTCTGAAGGTGAAAAGCAACGTATTGATTTGGCTCTCTTGTTTACGTGGCGCCAAATAGCAAAGATGAAAAACTCTGTATCAACCAATCTTTTGATACTAGATGAAACATTTGATTCCTCTTTGGATTATGATGGTGTGGATAATCTAATGAAAATTATCCATACACTTGATGACGATACAAATGTATTTGTTATATCCCATAAAGGCGAAATGCTAGATGGTAAGTTTGCAAACAAAATTGAAATCTATAAAGAAAAGAATTTTAGTAAAATTAAATAATGTATGAAACAATTGTAAATGATAATCGGTTTTATAAAAGTTTTTTAGATGCTGATACTTGTAACTTCATCGCAGATAAAATGGATAATATTGATCCAACTGATGATGATATTGATGTTACAAAAAGTAAAACTACTAAAGCTTTTGATAGTCAATTTATAGAAATTCATTATAAACTAACTGATAAGCTAAATAAAATATCAGGTAAAAGTTTATTGCCTACAAATGATTATAGTAGAATATACACTAAAGGTGCAGTACTTATACCGCATAGAGACAAAAACCATTGTGAATTTTCTATGACAGTTAATTTAAGAAATGAACCTGCAGATGAAATTTGGCCATTTTATACTTTTGATGATAGAAAGCATACGTACTTAATGGAACCAGGTGATGCAGTATATTATGCTGGACCCCATATTGAACATTGGAGAAGTGAATTAGAATATGAAAAGTGTTATCAAATATTTTTCCATTGGGTTGATGCTAATGGATCAAACTCAGAACTAGGCGTTAAAAATTATAAGGATTTTATATAATGGAAATCAGTGCAAATACAGTTAATGTATTAAAGAACTTTGCGGGAATCAATGGTAACATTGTAATTAAACCCGGTAATAAAATCATGACAATCTCTGAAGCTAAAAACATTTTGGCTGAAGCTCAAGTTCCAGAAGAATTTGACACTGTTGTAGGGATTTATGATTTACAAGAGTTCTTAAATGTGTTAGGATTAGTAGATAAGCCAAGTGTACGTTTCGAAGATATGTACATGAATATTAATAGCCAATCTGGTAGAGAAGTTGTTAAGTACTATTATGCTGATACTGATATGCTTACTACACCAACAAAACCAATTACTATGCCAGAAGAAGATGTGTGGTTTACATTAGATGAAAACACAATTGCTGGTTTACGCCGCGCTTCATCTGTGTTTGGACATGGTCAATTAGCAGTAGAACCATCGAATGGTACTATTAAACTTTCGGTTGTTGATCCAGATAATACAACTGCTAATGAATATTCTATTGAAGTAGATGGAGGATATAAACAAGAAAACTTTAAATTTATTTTAAATATTTCAAACTTACGTATGGTACAAGATACTTATGACGTAAAGATCTCATCAAAACTAATTTCAGAATTTAAGGGTCAAAACCACAATGTAGTTTATTGGGTTGCTCTTGAAAAGACATCAACATACGGAGAATAATAATGTCTAAAGAAGATGAAGTAAAGCTTGCACACGAATCTCATGCCCCGGTTTATGACCTTGCGAATCGAGTATGCCGTTCTACAGTTGCAGTGATTGATACTATGGTACAACGCGGAGCAGTAAAAGGTGAAGAACTTTCTACACTTGGCCAATTACGAGATCAGGCAGTCCAGCTGATTCAAATGTCGGAGACATATCAACAAGATCGTGCTGCTGAAGAGTAAATTAAAAGGATGGCATGAATGCGTCGAACAGTGGCGTGTTTATCCTGAGAAAGATTCTTATCTCAAAGTAGAAGATGTAGGGCCTTATCTCAAGGTTCCTACTCTTCTACAGCATTCGGATGTTAGTTGGAAGTATATGGAACATCCTCATGCTAAAATGGGTAGAAGGTATATTAAATGTGATTATACCTTTCCAGGAATAGTTGCATTAGATGTAACTAATCCACATAATAGAAAATATAGAATGATTGATGGTAGCCATAGAATGGCTAAAATGGTAAGAGAAACAGATATTACTGAATCATATTTTTATATTATAACCAGTGAACAATTCTTTTCGTTATTAAGGGATAAAAAAATATGAATGATTTTCTTTGGGTTGAAAAATATCGGCCAAAAACAATTGAAGAAACTATACTTCCGAATCAACTAAAACAAACATTCCAACAAATTGTAGATAAAGGCGAAATGCCTAATATGCTTTTTACTGGCACAGCTGGTCTTGGTAAGACTACTGTAGCCAAAGCATTATGTAATGAGTTGGATTTAGATTATATTATCATCAATGGATCTGAAGAAGGTAACATTGATACACTACGTGGTAAGATTAAACAATTTGCCTCTAGTGTTTCCTTGCAAGGTGGGTACAAGGTAGTTATCCTTGATGAGGCTGACTATCTCAACCCCCAGTCTACTCAGCCTGCCTTGCGAGGTTTTATTGAGGAGTTTAGTAACAATTGCCGGTTTATCCTTACATGTAATTTTAAGAACCGTATTATTGAACCGTTACATTCGCGTTGTAGTGTTTATGAATTCAATACATCAAAGAAAGATTTGGCGGAATTAGCAGGTCAATTTTTCAAACGTTTCGTATATATACTCGAGCAGGAAGGCGTATCATATCAACAAAAAGCTGTGGCAGATATGATAATGAAACATGCTCCAGACTGGCGGAGGGTTTTAAATGAAGGACAACGGGCCAATATTAGTAATACTAGTATTGATGGCAGCAATACTATTTCTGTCGACATGGGTTTTGATAGCTTAGTTAAATATATAAAAACAAAAGACTTTAAAAAGATGCGGGGATGGGTAGTTAATCATATGGATATGGATACTACAGCTATTTTCCGTGGTTTATACGATAATATGTATGACTTCGTAGAGTCTCAAAGTATTCCACAGCTAGTTCTTATTCTAGCCGATTATCAGTACAAAGATGCTTTTGTCGCTGATCATGAATTAAATATGGTAGCTTGTATGACAGAAATTATGGCACAGGTAAATTTAAAGTAATGTTTTTATCAGTTCTTCCAGAGACTTTTTCACTGTCAGAAAAACAAGAGATATGTGATTATGCATATTCTAAAATGAAATATGAAAAACAAGATATAAACCTGCATCACATTTGGAAGTATGAAGTTTCGAACAATTCACCTGAAGTGATTAAAAGAGTTGGAAATCGTGTTAAAAAAGAAATTGAAAAAATAGTTAATGTAAAATTATATACTAGAGTAAGTCATATAATAAATTACAGAAAAGGCGCTAAAGCAAATACACATAGAGATAATCATAACTTATCTTATGTAACTGCTGTTACTTTTTTAAATTTAAGTGATGATTTAGAAGGTGGAGTAAGCTATGTTGCGAGAGACTATAAGGATAGCACTATTTCTAAATTGTACGTTCCAGTAATAGAATCAGATACATTGATATATGGATCTAAAATGTTACATGGTGTTACAGAAGTAACAAAAGGATCTCGATTAGTTTTTATTAATTGGTATAAAGTAATTAATGATTGAAGTTAAAAAATACGATGAAAGCCAAAGAAAACATTTAGAAGCTTTTATCGAAGATTTAAAACAATATGGTTTTGAACACTTCAACTGGTCTTCAATTGAAAGGATGAAGACTGATAAAATTACATATTTTTTAGCCTACTATAAAAATAAAATAGTTTCTATGAATGGATGCTATCAATGGCGCGGGGATGATTGGATGTTTTTTTCAAGACTATTAACACATCCAAAATATTTTAATTTATTACGTGTTAAAAGATCTATGATAGAAACTAGAAATGTTTGGGCTAAAAGCATTCCATCTAGATTTTTAGCTTGGCCAACAATGATGCATTGCTTAGACAACGGCGCTAAGAATCTATATTTTAGTTTGAACGTATCTAATGATTATAAGGATAGTAATGATTGGAGAAAAGGAACGTCACCATTACGCCATGCACATCTTTTAGAAAAAATAAATTTTGCTTATTATGATGGCACTTATAAAGTAAATGGTGTCCTTTCTGATGTATATATACTTGATATAGAAATAGCCAAAAAGACTATTCAGGCTGCTATGGCCGCACCTTTGGAGATTAATTATGAAATTGACTGAATTAAATAATGCCTATCAAATTACAGATATTGATTTAAGCAATGATGAAGAATGTAAAGAGCTAGGACAAATCGTAGCTGATAAATGTGTAGTTTTTATTGACCAGAAAATTACAGAAAAACGTTTATTCGAAATACAAACATTATGGGGAACACCATCACGAGCTTTACTTCATAAGTATGTTGGTGAAAAAAGACTCAAAGGCAGCCATTGGCGAGAAGTATTACTGAATCTTGGATATATTTCGAAAGGTGTTGAAGAATTTCAAGAAGGAATGTCTCGAGTTAGTTTTGCTAAAAACGCAAAAGGAAAACCTACTGGTATTTTTACTAATGGCGAATTAGACTGGCACAGTGATCAACAAGCTCATTATGATAAACAACGTGTGATTGGATTAATGAGTTTATTTGGATCAAAAGGGAGTCAAACAACATTTCTTCAGACTGGTCCAGTTTATGAATCATTAAACCATGAAGATAAATCAATGTTTGATGAACTCGTTACAGTCTGGGAATGGGATGGGTCTATGTCTCAAGAACTAATTCCATCTCAAATGGAGATTGTAAAATATAATATGGTGTGTTTAGCTGGAATGGAATGTCCAGTTGTTGATACTACCGCTACAGGTAGAAAAGGATTAAAATATCCATCTCATTCATTTAAAAAATTTAAAGGTATGTCAGTAGAAGAAAGCCAAAAAGTAAGAGCTCATATGTGGTCTTTACTGAATAAACCAGAAAACGTTTATACACAAAATTGGGAAGATGGCCAAATTGTTTTCATGGATCAAAATATTACTTTACATGCACGGCCGACAAATGTAAAAGACGGCGATAAAAGAACAATGTCCAGAATGATAACATATATGGATAAGTTATTTGAAAACCAAGAACCAAATGATTATGTTTTGTATGATGGACAAAAAGTTAAGCACGATGTTTTTGCTGGGATGGTAGATGAGCAACGTAGAAAAGAATTCTATGGATGATTACATTTGTCCTATAGATATTGATTATGATGCTGATATATTAAAATCAGAAATATCTAATTATTTAGATATTGTCCTCCAACAAGATCCTGATTATGGTAAGTTTATAAAAGATACCGGAGAAATGGATAAAGGTACTTTTAAATATTTAAGAATAAAAGGCAATGATCTAGATAATTTAAAATACACTAATTATATTAAAACATACTTAGAAGATGAATTAGATATAGACATAGACAAAAATATAGCTATTACTTCCACTCAACCATACAAAAAAGCCTTACCACACAGAGATGGAAATGACGAAAAATGTTTTACTTTTGCAATTAATTTTCCGCTATTTAAAGATGATAAAGGCACAACTAATTTTTGGGAATTGGAAAACACTTCTGACGTAAGATATAATCATTTAAAAAATGGAATCCCAACCGCTGGAGTAAGTCAAGATTCTCCATATATAAAACAGGTTTTAGCTATTAAAATGGATGGACCTAAAATAATACGTACTGAGAAATATCATTCTGTTGATAACTCTTTAAATGAAGATCATAGAATGAACCTTTCATTTCGAATGCATATTGATAGTCAAATATCGTGGCCGGAGATTTTAGATAAAGTAAAAAGGAGCACAATATGCTAAGATTATATACACAACCTAATTGCCCCTTTTGCGATCTAATGAAAGAGATGTTAGATCAAACAAGTCATAAGTACGAAGTTGTAAATATTAGAGAAGATCCTGGAGCTCTTGTCTGGATTAGGGACCGAGGCCATAAAACTGTTCCACAATTATATCTAAATGATATTCATATTAATCAAAAAAGTGATACAAGAGAGTATACATCTGGTGAATTAAATGATATAATTAGTGATGTAATGGATCAACAAGATTGGCCGTGGAAAGACAGCGGCGTCGAATATGAGATTTAAAAATGACCCCAGTCGATAATGTACTTTATTTTAATGATGATATTGATATTAGATTGTGTCTAAAAAATGGATATACGACTTTGCGCCACGCATGGCTAGCTAGATATGATCCAATTTATCTTGAAAAACTTAATGGGGGACAAATCAACTCTCCTAGTAGTAGTGAAAGATATAATATGGTTATGTTAAAAATGGATATGTGGGATCAACCATTTCGTCGTGGCTCTTACAGAATAGCTATTAAAAGAGATCCAGTAGAACGCTTTATGTCTGCTATTTATTATTTGGAACAAACAAAACTATACTATCATCATAAGTATGTCAAAAAGAATTACATAGATTTAACACACGTTGATTCAAAAAATATTAATGCAGTATTAGATGCATTTGATAATCAATTGTTAAGAGATGAACATTTCTTTTCTCAAAGCTATTTTATGGGCCATCCCAATGATTATGATAAAGTTTATTATTTACATCAGATGCCAGAATTGTTAGAATGGTTGGAGAGAAAAACCAAGTGTAAAACTTCTTTTAAAGGCATATGGCGAAATCAAAATCCAAGCTTTGATAGAGTTGAGCTTTCCCCCGATCAACAAATGAGAATTATTAAGATGTACGCTAAAGACTATGCGAATGGATGGTATTAATGAATCCTTTTGATTATGTGAATAGTATTAATAATACTAAAGAAGATATTATGAAAGATGATAAAGATGAAAAAGCATATCCTGCTTTCATGGTTAATCGTTCATTGTCTTACTTTGCTGATACGGTAGGGCTCGCAAATGTCATGAATCAGTATCACCACCTTGACCACAAACTGCAATATCACTTTCTTATAAATATAATCCGTAAGCGTAAAAGATTTTCGAAATGGATTAAACCAACAACTGAGAGTGATATTGAAGTGGTTAAAGAGTACTATGGATATAGCAATGAAAAAGCTAGACAAGTATTGTCACTTCTGTCACCTGAACAAATAACTATAATAAGACAGAAGGTGAATAAAGGTGGAAGAAACTAATGTAATACAGTGGAACCCTACAGATATGCTAGAGGTTACACTTAACGAACCAGATGATTTCCTTAAAGTAAGAGAAACATTAACACGCATCGGCGTCGCTTCACGCAAAGATAAAAAACTTTTCCAGTCATGTCATATTCTACATAAACAAGGCCGCTACTTTATTGTACATTTCAAAGAGCTGTTTATGTTAGACGGTAAAAAAGCAAACCTTGAAGAAACAGATATTCAAAGACGCAATACAATTGCTACTCTTATGAGTGACTGGGGTCTAGTAGAGATTCAAGATCAAACCAAAGCATCCAATTGTGCTCCACTTAGATTAATTAAAATTCTACCATATAAAGAAAAGAATCAGTGGGAGCTTTGTCCAAAGTATAACATCGGTAATAAGTAATGTTTCCTGACGGATTATTAGAATCTATTGAATCAAAAAAAGCTTTTCATGGCAGACTCGATCTGCCACCATCAGCCTATCCTAGTTGGGATCAATTAGTACCTTATTTTGATCAGTCTTTTTTAAATGGAAATAAAAGAGCTAGAGATCCTCATAAAATATTTGTTAGTGTTGAAACAGATGATTTTCCAATTGTAAGACGTGTAAAAACTGAACTTGGTAAACTTTTAAATAGAACTGGATTATCATGCCATTGTTATGCTGGTTTTAGTCCAAACGCCATAGCTTCCCCACCCCATAACGATAGAATGGAAGTTTTCTTTGTTATGATACAGGGGTCTATGCCGTGGAAGATATTTGAAAATGGATGTGATTATTCTGATGAAACACAAACTATGACTAGTAAATCTACATTCTCTAGACGCTTAGTCCAAGGGGAATTTGTATATGTGCCAACTGGAGTTTACCATGTTGCTTTGCCAGATAGTTCTCGTGTAGGATTTTCTTTTGGCTGGTAGAACTTTTTTGCATATCGGCTATTTACATTTGGCATAACAATAACTATATAAATAAAAGTGGAATGCGGAATGATCCGGTTCCATTTTTATTCTTGCTTGTAAAAAGGAGAAAACAATGACAGGCGTACAATCACTATTTCCACGTTCATCTTTTGTTGGTTTTGATCACCTACTTAATGAATTAGATTATGTAGCAAAACATGCAACTGATAATTATCCTCCCCACAATATTTTAAAAACTGGTGATCATGATTACTTGATCGAATTGGCTGTGGCTGGATTCTCAAAAGATGAGTTGTCAATTGAAGTCAAAGACCGAACATTGACAGTAACTGGAGAACATGAAAGCAAAGGTCGCGAGTACATTCACCGTGGTATTTCCACGAAGAAGTTCAAACGCACTTTTAGGCTGTCTGAGCACGTACACGTAAACGGAGCAGACATCAAGGACGGAGTATTGTCAATTAATGTGAAATATGAAGTTCCTGAAGCACTGCGTCCTCGTAAAATCGAAATCGGTCATTACGAGGAATTAACAAATGACACAGACACTAAACAACTTCTTCAAGAAGCTAATTAATAACTATCAGATGGCTAAAGCAATCAGACAAACAGAACATGAATTGCGCAAGCTAACTGATGCAGAATTGAACGATATTGGTATTTCAAGAGGTGATATCTATTCTATAGCTAGACAGGATGCAGATATGAAACAATCACATCTTATCACTCCTTTTAACCCTAACTTAAGAGGATTTGTCTAATGGCTTTTTTAGTAGATACAGTCACTATCGATCATCGTTCAAGATTCCAAAAACTTTGGGCTGGTTTTATGAACTGGTGCGAAGTAGTTGGATATAGCAGAGCAGCTACTCATTTTGCAATTCAAGGTCAACATGACCTAGCTAAGAATTGCATGATGCAAGTTGCAAAGCTGAAAGGCTAACAGAAGAATCTTAGCGGAGGGGCTGTCATGGCCCCTCAGATCACAACACAGACACAGGAGATTATTATGTCTAATCCTTATCAAATCCGTACAGATATCTTAGCAATGGCTAAAGATGTTATGGACAAACAATACGATATGCAACTTGAAATTGCTCGCAAGATGATGGATATGTATAAAGACAATGCAGAACAAGCATTGGAAGCATATAAGAAATATGTACCAAAGGCTATTACGCCAGAGGAAATCAAAGAGCAAGCTGAAAAATTATATGAATTTGTCTCTGAAAAGAAATAAATTAGAAGGGCTTCGGCCCTTCTTTTATTTGATTGAACTTAACATTACTGAGCTTTGTGATATGAAATGCGAGTTTTGTCCTCGCAGTCAGGGCTATCCAAACTCTAATCTAAACATGTCTTTAGAAACTATTGATTTGATAGTTGAGCAGATAAAAGATTTAGAACATCAGCCCATAATACATTTATCTGGTCGTGGGGAACCTACACTACATCCACAGTTTGGAGAGATTCTAGATAAACTATCTCACTTAAAAGTAAAACTATCTACAAATGGAAATCGTGTTGATCGTTACTTAGATCAAATCAATAGATTGCATAAAGTAGATTACAGCATATATGATGAAAGTAAACTAAGTCCTGAAGAAGCTTTACAAAAATACAATTTTCATATTGTAGATAAAAGAACAAAGTTAAATAATTCTTATAATAATAGAGCAGGATCAGTAGAAAATAAATTTACACATAATGATCCACATCACCCGGTTTTTGGATTATTTTGTGAAAAACCATTTACAGTAATCTATATAAACTACAATGGTGATTATAATCTATGCTGTAATGAATGGTTCAATCCAACTATATTAGAGAATGTATATAGTCAACCGCTAAATACATATATCAAACAAAACGAAAAACTAAAACAATTCCAGCAAGATTTAGCAAAAGGTCAACGAAGTTATTCACCTTGTAAAAGTTGTAACAAGCCAGTTCATCCAAGTGCTGAAAAATATTTGCTGGAGCATGTTTACAATTAGTCTAAATTATGATAGAATAGCCTCAACACTGGAGGTTTTATGGCATTTTATACATCAGTCAACCGTTATGGTAATTCAATATTGTACCGTGGATATTCTGACAACGGCACACCAATCACTACGAAATACAAGTTCGAACCAACACTATATCTACCAATCAAGGAAGAATCAGACACTAAGTCGTTATTTGGCCATAACTTAAAAGCTAAAGATTTCGGCAGTATGCGTGAAGCAAAAGAATTTATCGAAATGTATGAAGGCACTGATAATTTCAAGATTTTCGGCACAACAAATTACATTCACCAGTTTATTACTGAGAAGTTTCCTAATGACATTCAGTTTAATATCAAAGATGTTAATGTAGTTAACTTTGACATTGAGGTGGCTTCTGACGATGGATTCCCTACACCAGAAGAAGCTGCGTATCCAATTATCTCAATTGCTCTGAAGTCAAGTAAATCTTCGGTCTATCAAGTCTGGGGATTGGATACATATGATCCTGAAAAGACTGAGATCGATATGAAAGGTGATCTCATTCAGTATCACTATTGCGAAACTGAAGAGGAATTACTTACAAAGTTTCTTGGCTACTGGACAAAGAATTATCCCGACGTAATTACTGGTTGGAACTCTCGATTCTTTGATATTCCTTATATTGTAAACCGTATTACTCTTATTGGTTCTGAAACCGCAGCCAAGCGCCTCTCCCCTTGGGGTATGATTAATGAACGTAATCAGCAAATTGCTGGACGTGTACAACCCGGATATGAAATTGTTGGTATTCAACAAGCAGATTATCTAGAGCTATTCCGCAAGTTTGGTTATTCATATGGTGCTCAAGAATCTTACAAGCTAGACCATATTGGTTATGTCGTCCTTGGAGAACGTAAGCTATCATATGAAGAACATGGTAATCTCTATACTCTATACAAAGAAGACCACCAAAAGTTTATTGACTATAATATCAAAGACGTTCAACTCGTAGATCGTATTGACCAAAAGATGGGATTGATTTCTCTGGCTTTGACTATGGCATACAAAGGCGGCGTCAATGTTGGTGATACCTTTGGCACTACTAACATCTGGGAATCGATTATCTATCGCCGGTTGTTAAGTAAAAAGATTATTTCACCAGTAAAGCAAATTGATAAAATTCCGTATGCTGTGGTTGGTAATCCAGAATCTGAACGTAAGTCAATTGCCGGTGGTTATGTAAAAGATCCACATGTTGGTGCTCATGATTGGGTAGTATCTTTCGACTTGAACTCTCTATATCCTAA